CCAACCTGAGTGTTACGATTAGCCCTCAGGTTGAGCTTGGCCAGTACGCGCCCGAATTGGGGAACGGGACGAGTTCTCACTTTGTCGCTCACATAGCGTTTCCTGTAGAAAGTGCCATGATGCCGCGACGGAGGGACAAGGACCTTAGCCTGCATGCCCGCCTGGGGCACAACAACGCTGATCGCCTTTTCCATAGCCTTGACCTCCGCCTCGGGTAGGAGCCCCAAGAAATCGTCCCCGCCGTGTATGTGCGTGCTTTTTTCCACTCCCGCTAGCAACGCAGCAGCTAGCAGGAGAGCACTTCCAACATAAGAGTTTCCAGTGGTAGTGGTGGTCTCTCCCGACCACCTCTGCCCATTGACAGTGGCCTCGATACCGTATCGGGTCCACACACGAACACTCGTGTTTCTGGCGAACTCACGCACAAACCACGCCGGAGCCCCATGCTTTGCATAGAACATCGCCTCTCTGCGGCGGAATTCCACACTCTGTGACCCATCGTTATTGGCAAAGTCGCTTTCCAACATCACGCCCGGGGCTGCATGAATCACGTCTCCCAGTTCCTCGCCGGACTTGCCGCATGCGAACACGACAACATTTCCAGTGTTGAGGGGGTTTTGGTGGCTGAGAGAAATTTTCATGCGACGTTGTAGCTCCATGACAACGCAGCCCGTCAGGAAATTGTACATGTCTGTACCCTGATAGACTATACGTGGCTGAGCCCCGTGGTCCTTGAGAAGCACCTCTTGCTTCGCGAACACATGCTTCGTGTCTCCCTGGTAACTCCACTCGGCCGACTGCGAGGCGGCCAACAGGCGCTCTGCCTTGGCTGGTGAACAAGTCAACAAATACTTGTTCACCAGATCAGAGTCAACACGAATGATCTCGTGCTGAGGCACCTTAGACATGAGAAGAGCGTGTCCTTTGTCAAAATGCTCCATCGACTCCGCCGTTGGAGCATGGTCGCACCTCTTCTTCATTGCATGTGCAGTTGCGCCCGCCGTGTTAGACGGTACAGTTACCGGGACTCCCTCCAGTATCGGCCCTTTGACAACTCCCAACGAGATGGGGGAGTCGTCCTTGACGCGGCAGATATTGGCAGTCGCTCGGATGTTCGCGAAGGCGATTTCAGAATCATATTTGGTGTGGGAATTATCCTCGACACCATCCGGTTTGACGGATGAACGTTTCTGGTGTGCACGAGTCACCTTGGTTTTAAACTCGTGCGCCTTCTTGGTATCAATAACGATGGGGTCCATTGCCCCAAATTGAATGTTTGTTTTCATTTGGATGTTGTTTCAGTTGTTT